ATGCGCCCGCTCTATAGTGCAGATGACCACGAACGCGTCCTCACAATCGTAAACGACGAAGACTATAGAGAAGATTGGCGACGGGACTACGCCCGACTGATTCACAGCGCAGGGTTCCGTCGCCTGCAAGGCAAAACCCAAGTATTCCCCGGACACGAGGGGGACTTCTTCAGAAATCGCTTAACTCATTCCCTAGAAGTCGCACAGATAGCAAAATCCATAGCGATTAAACTAAATGCGGAAAGCAAGTATTTTGCAGCAGATGACCAGAAGATTTGTCCAGATATAGTTGAGTTTGCTGGTCTCGCTCACGATCTAGGCCACCCTCCGTTCGGTCACAACGGCGAAGAGGCATTAGATGAATGCATGCGCAATCAGGGTGGATTTGAAGGGAACGCCCAGACCCTTCGCATTCTTTCAAGGCTTGAAAAAAAGAGCACGCTCGCAGAGGGCGGGGAACTGCGGCTCTTCAACGACGCAGGCGCCGATCTTCGCTGTGGCCTTAATGTCTCCTATAGATCACTGGCCTCAATTCTGAAATATGATACCGCCATTCCTCTGTCGCGTGATGACCGACCGGAAGGCGACCAAAAGAGAGTGATGAAGGGCTATTACACTAGCGATACCGGCTTGGTCAGCGATATCAAAAAGTACGTCACCGGCACGGCTGACATCGACGGTTTCAAAACAATTGAATGTTCCATCATGGATATAGCAGACGATATCGCGTATTCCACGTATGATTTGGAAGATATATTCAAAAGTGGATTTCACAAACCGTTGGACCTGTTTGGCTTTTCAGATTCGATATATTCTGAAGTGGTTAAAACCATAAATAAGCGCCTAAAGAAGCAGTATCCAGACGACTGCGAGCCGGTTTCGATTAAGGACATACACGAAATTTTATTCGATGTATTTAGCCCAATATTCAGGATCACTGCTGAAGATGTGCTTGATAATCGTCCTTTTACGCCAACGCAAAATATGCTGACCTCTGTTGAATCGCAGACGCGATCAAGAATATATGCTGACAACGGTTACGCTCGCACCGCGTTTACTTCGAAGCTGGTGGGCTTATTCATTCAGGGTATCGAGGTGTTACCACACTCCACTCTTCCTCAACTGCATCGGGCGCGACTGAAGCGTCAAACCTTCGTAATGGTAGAGGCGCTGAAAAACATTACGTTTGAAGCTGTAATCCGCGCACCTACGTTGCAAGTGGTCGAATATCGCGGGAAAGACATATTAAAACGAATATTCCGGGCATTAAGCAGGGGAGACGGGGCAAGGCTTTTGCCACCCGATTTCAGGGACATTTACCTCAGCTGCCCAGAAGGAGATCGGAAGAGGACGATTTGCGACTTCATCGCGGGTATGACAGACCGCTATGCGGTCGAATTTTATAGCCGCCTCTTTGGTGCGACAGGTCTGACGATGCACAAGCCACTTTAACAAATTTGTTCGCATTACGGGGATTGGAGAAAAGATTGGACGTTTTCTTATATAACGGCGACATAAAAAGAACCTCAGACCTCGTTTTTATCGAGAAGGTAAACGCGGACAAAAAACACGACGAGTGCTTGGTCATTCTTGTTACGCCCGGTGGAAACCCTGATGCCGCCTACAAGATGGCCAGGTATTTGCAGCACCGGTATTCCAAGTACAGGGTCCTGATCCCCGGCTATTGTAAAAGCGCGGGAACCCTTTTTGCGTTGGGTGCTTACGAAATTATATTTGCTCCGTACGGCGAACTGGGTCCACTTGACGTGCAGATGGCGAAAACCGACCGAATTGCGGGTCTAGAGTCAGGGCTAAATATTAGCGAAGCTTTTCTTACACTCGAGGCTCGCGCAAGGGAAACCTATCAGAATGTCATAGCTGATATTTTGTCATCCAGCGGCGGTATTGTTTCGTTTCAGACGGCTTCACACGCGGCAGCCGAAATAGTAACCTCGCTATATGGCCCAATTTTCAGCCGCATCGATCCAGAAGAAGTAGGCTCTCGGTCAAGAGCAATGCGAATTGGTGAGAACTATGGGGAGCGTCTCGCTCTCAAGTGGGAGAACCTAAAAAATGGCGCCCTCACCATTCTTTCGCAGGATTACAACAGCCATGGGTTTGTAATTGATTTCCTAGAGGCACAGGAGTTTTTTCATCGTGTTAGGTTAGCCGATGAAAACGAAATGAAACTGATCCTTGATTTAGGAGTTATCGCTCGGCACCCACAGAGGCAATTGACGGTGGAAACGTTGAGCGATATGTACGCGTCAAACTTAGAAGGTAGCAACGATGACAGCACAGAAGAGCCATACGCAACCGAAAGTGCAGAAATCGATGGAGTCAATTCTAAAACGGGAAAGCGAGCGCAGAACGCTTCGTCCCGCTCAAGGAAAACTAATCCCTCCCGAAAAAGGCGCGACGAAGTCGCGAACGATCAGGGAGAGGCTACTAGCAGTCGAGGCCTTTTATTGAATAATGAGAGCACAGCCTGAGTTTCCGAAACCTGGCAGGCCAAGACTAAGGCGTTTCAACTAGCGAGCGGGAGCGTATAATCTCCCGCTCGCTCGACTCGTTACTCAGCTATGAGTATCGGCCATGCTTTGATCCCATACGCGGCGGCGTAGAGGACCTTTCCTGTACGCGGGCATGTTTTCCATGGACGAAAAACATATCGCTTACCAGGAGGCGGAGGAGGAAGTGTTTTCTTCATCGCCCGATCCTAAGGGTCGCTGTTAACCTTGACACAAGGTTTGGCCGCTATTATCTGGTGGTGTGACGTCCAGATCGGCTCCTTGAGAGGCTTCCGCTCGGCAAGACCCTTTTCAAGCCCGATACGGAATTGTGGGAAGAGATCTGAGTTGGCGCTCAGGTCTCTTTTTCATATCAGGCCTTTCCCCCTTAAAAACCTAATCCTGTTCGCAGCCGCCGATTTGGAGACACCGTGTCTGCTCATCACATCCGCTTCCGTGTCGGTAGAGCGCATCATCATTCTTGGCATTAGCAGTTCCGCAGCGAACTGGTCCGCCTGAGGCTCACTGAGTTGGAAACGAGGTACGGCCACGCCGCTAGGAGCTCTTTGTAGCTTGGGCCCCGAATGCATAACGAAGTGTCCCAGTTCGTGAGCAGCCGTGAATCGTGCGCGTCCCTCTTCTTGGCAAGCAGCTAGGTAGACATCCTCCCGGAGTGTTAGCACTTTCGCAGCGGGATCAACGTGTCCTTCTGCCCCGTCCATAGCCCAGTATTCTCCAACACAAAAAGTCAAAAGCTCGAAACGCTGATCAAGAACCTTTTCGATAAAGTCAATAATCGGAAACTTAGCTACAGATGTAAGGGAAAAGTTTGCCCTGATTGTATCCGTGAGCTGCCCGATAGAGTCCCATGATCGCGCGGGTACGACAAAATCCGACCTACTCATTTCCCTCTTCCCTGTTAGATAGAATTCTCCGGATCTGCTCTAGTTGCTCGTTAGAAAGTGTGTTCATACGGCGCGCCATCAATCCAGCGGTATCTCGGCCCAACATACTTTCAGGCTGTAAAGAAAACGCGTTGCGCGACCGATCGGCGGCTACACGAAGTGCGTTTGCGGCACCGGTCGCCAGCCCGTAGGCCCTGATAATGAGCTCCTCAAATCCACTAGGCGGAGACTTTGTTCCTACCTCCACAGCGGAGATGAATGCTGCAGACTTTTCAACTTTTGCAGCCATCTCAACAAGGCGCTCATTGTTCTCGATACGAAGCTTACGAAGTTCCTTTCCGAGTTCGGTGATCATAGCTAGCTCCCTGCGATCATATTTAAGGTAACACGTGTCCTAGACCGCTAAAATCAATGTAAACGACACCAAAGCGAATTTCAACCTTGTTGGTTTAACTATTTTACCAGTTTGGTTTGGTGGCTTCTAGTCGATCTAGTGTCGCCAAGACTGAAAAGCGGCACAAAAAATGCCGCCCGGATTTCTCCGAGCGGCATTATAACGCCTCATCAACGATCAAACGCTATCTGTACAAGAGCGTACCAAACAATTTCTTCAGCACGTCCGCAAATGTCACTCCCATCGCCATGGCCCCGAAGCCCACAACGGTTAAGCCACCAACGCCCATCAGTTTCCACCGCTTTACTTCATCGGTAACCGGCTTCATGTCCTTGATGTCCTTGGTTACCGAGGTCACAACGTCATCAAGAGCTTCTACGCTTGGCTTCATGTCAGACACGTCGGACTTGACGAGAGCAACAGTCTGCTCAACCTCACTAACCCGATCAACCATGTCATCAAGGCGGCGATGCACCACTTCCCGGCTTTTCGCTGCCTTGTCTTCTGATCGCCACGATTGATCTTCGAGCCGCCTTATCGAGTCCTTCAGCGCATCCATACCGCCAATCAGCAAGCCGAGCTGCTGGTGGATGGACGGATCAAATTCACCAGGCGCCATAGCTCAAACCACCCCCTTTGCAGGTGCGGTCCTTGCTGCATGACTGGCGACCGGAACCGAAAGCGGCTTTGGTGTCATCATAGAAGGCAGCGCAGCGGAGAGTGCGGCGATCTACAAAATCCGCCGCAAGGTCCCACCGCAGTTGTGTGTTTCGGGGCTTTTCGGTTCCGTATTTCGGAATAACCCTATCCATCCTCTTTCGGCACTCTTCCGGCAATTCAGGAAGGTTGATGCCTGCCGACGCCTTGCCCCGCGTATCAGCGGCGGCAATAAGCCTCGCCTCTTTGCTCGCACAGCCAGCGACGATCATCATCGCTCCAACGGTAATCCCCGTCATCCATGTTTTGATTGTCATCTTTGATCGCCTGCTCCTGTTTGGCTTGGGCCTGCTGTTGAATGAGGGCATCAGCCAACGCCCGCTTGTGGTTTTCTTCGAGCGCCAGCGCAGCGGCATTGCGCTGGCGTTCCATTTCAGCGGCTTTCGCTTCAGCGGCGGTCTTTTCTGAAAGCAGGACATAGCCTTCAAGCAGCGCCGCGTTGTGAAACGAAAGCCACAGCCGAAAGCCGCCAACAGCAAGCAAGACACAGATGATGAGGGCGCATAGTCGCCCTGCGAGCGACGTCGGGAGAAGGAGGCTCATAGGCCGCTCACGCACAGTTCGGCTTCACCGATCCGCTGGGCGTCTCCCATCTCACGACGGTTGACAAGACCACGCACGACCCGCCCGCCCGCCTTGTTGAAAGCCGTCTGAGCTTCGCAAGCAGCTTTCCACCGGCCCGCTTCAATGCGCGCCTTCGCCGTCGATCGGCACCACGCACCCACACCGAAATTGTAGGAACCGGAAATCATCGAGCTGCGCACGCTAACCGGCGCTTTGGCGAGGTTCGGCGAGCATTCCATAATCTGCTGGTAATAGTCGTCATGGACGCGGCGAAGCAGCATGTCGAAGCATTGCGCCTTCGTCTTCGTCATGCCGGGACCGATGCCCTTCGTTTCGCCGTAGCAAATATCCCAGATCTTGGCGAAAGGATCCCAATGAGATTTCAGGACCAGCCCTTCCCATGGGATGATTGCTTTTTCGACTGCCAGGATAACGGCAGGATCCATCTTCTGCTCTGTGGCGTAGCGATCGTAAGTCGCATAGCCGCCACTGGCGATGCCAACGAGGACGGCAGCAATGGCGGCTTTACCGCGCTTCGTCGGCGTGATCTTGTTGATCGGCATCAATCATACCTTTCTGGACGAGAAATCGGGAAATGAAGGCGGCGCAGGTCGCGCCGCCCGAAAGCGCGGCAAACAGGCCGCGCGGGATTTCGAAGTAACCGTCGATGATGGGCAGGAAGACTTCGACGCCGGACAAGAAACCGGCAAGCAGGATCCATCGAATGGACCAGGCGCGTTTCAGCACCTGCCACCAGTTTGTGATGAGCATTGATTAACCCCTAGATGATTTTAATTTTCATCGGTTCGCCCCAGCCGAGGCGTCAGCCATTGAGAGGGTGTTTTCGGCGTACCAGGCGCGCTATTCTGGGCGACCTTTCCACCGTCCTTCGTTTTTGTTGACGAGCTGCTGCCCGAAGAACTTTCAGCTTCCTCATCGTGATCATCAGAGGACGATGATTTCCCGTCATAGAGCTTGCCGGAAATGTCCGTGGTGAAAGTGCCTTTCGCCGCATACTTGTGCGTAGCCGTGTCGATGACATAGGGAACGCCATCCAGGCCGGGCCGAATGCCGGCGTAAAGCAGCGGCGCACCGGCGCAAATCGAAGTGTCGCCGATCACCGTGACCGACGTGCTGCCCTCACCACGCTTCAGGCTTTTGGCTTTGGCCTGCGCGGCCTTATCGGCTTCGTCGGGTGACGAGAACGCCTCGGGAATGCGATAGACGCTATCGCCGTCCGCTTCACCATCAGCCTCGATTTCGACGCGCTGCGCCTTGTCGCTATCCTGATAGTAGGCAACGACCTTGCTATATTTCGTCCGATCGCCAACCTCGAATTTCAACGTGCCAAGCTGCACCATCTCGGGCGTGACGATGACGCTGCCAATGTTCCTACCGCTTGCGGCTTTGCCTGAACCGAGACTGGAAAAGAGCAAGCGGCTTTGCTTGATCGAGAACAAGCCGTTATGCCGCTCCGCAAGCCGCCGCAAAAAATGGATGTTGCTTTCATCCTGTTGGCCGATCCAGTCATAAACGAACTTGGATAGTTCGGGATCGATGGCAGGCGTCAGGCCGCTTTCTTCGGCGATCTGTGAGACGATATCGCCAAGGGTTTTCTTGTCCCACGCGCGTTCCTGCCGCTCCTTCAGCTTGCCAGTTCGAAAGTCCACGGCATTGCCGGAAATTTTCATGCTGTAGGGCAGGCAATCGCAACTGATCTTGTCGGCAGTAAAGGTGCCAAGCGAAGCAAGATTGCTGTCGTAGCCCATCCTGACGCCGATTACGGCACCTTTGCGAGGAAGGGCGAGGAAGTTCGGCGGGCCGTCGTTCAGTTCGATATCGACCGTGTCCGACTTCAGACCTTCTTTGTCGGTCACGGTCACGGATTTAAGCCGCTCATAAAACCCGCCGGCGACCGGCACGCCATCAATGGTGATTTCGACACGTGGCTTCATGGCTAGTCCCAAAGACTGACGAGACGCGGTTGCGTCGTGGTGGAAGAGAGCGCCGGCATGAGGATCTTCGTGCCGATCGGCAGCACCGCGCCCAGCGCGGCAAGTCCGGGGTTAGCTTCGATGACGGCTTCAACGACTTTCGCCGTGCGCCCGTAGTGAGACTGGCAGGCGAGATCGACGGTTTCTCCCTGCTTTGTCGTGTAGATATCTGACATACAAATTCACCGGAAAAGGTCGGAGAGGAAGCGGGTAGCGCGATCAAGAATGCTGCCGCCCGATAAGGGCAGGGTATCTGCCTGCCGCTTCAGTTTGATGGAATACGCGTTGCGTGCCGCCACGCCGCGCGCATTGTGGTGCGACCTGTCTTCCTCGATACCTTGAACGGTGAAGACGCCTTGAATGACACCTTCAGCGGCATTGCCTGTAACCAGCATCATCGGTTCGCCGGCACCCGCCCGCGCCAGAATGCCGTCAAGCTGCGATTGCCCGCCAAACTCTTCGGTGAAGATGACTCCCGAAATAGTGATCTCGTCCGCGGTCGGACCAGTCCACTGCATGGGGTTGAGCGTTTGCCCGACTGGAATTTCCGCCCATGACGTGTTCACCGATCGCTTGACCCCTTGATAACCGAAACCCAGGGCTTCAAAGGCGAAATCGCCGAGCATCATTGACGTGTTGCCGGACATGGAAGACTCCCATAATTAAAATTTCCGCGATAAGAATCGCGAGAGGTAAACCTTGAGGGGAAAACGAATGCGCCTAGCCACACTGGCGACACTGCCATTTTTGTTAGCTGCGACTGCCGCAACCGCTGCGAACACAAGCGCTATGATGTGCTCTGATTTCACCGGTGAGTGGAAATCGAAGAAGGGAACGCCGATTGAGGAAATGCCTACGCACCTTCAGGCAGCCACTTATTTCCTCGTTGGCGCCTACCTCGCTGCCACTAAGCAACCGATACAATCGTACGATCGAGATGACTTTGGCGCGTACATGCGGGCTGTTTCCAGCAGGTGCAAGTCGGACCCGACGTCGATGATTATGGACGTGGCCTTAAAGGAAGTAGCGACTTGGAAAGCTCGCCAGCAGTCGAATTATCAGGAAGTAACGCTGATAGATTTGAAACTGGACATCAGCAAAATGGCCGGGAAGAACATCGAAACAGAGGCGACCGTGCAGATAGTTGGCGATTTTGGAATGCTGCAATCAGGAATGATGGACGCCAATCCACTTTTTCTGGACTACCAAAAAATTCCAAGAGAGCAACGGAAGAAACTTCTCGAACAATGCAGCCTTGGATGCTCTGCCCAAATTCAAGGAAAAGTAGGAAGCGTGATGTTTCAGAACGGCATCATCGCAGATGCCGTTCTGCTCGATTAATCGCTCAAATTACCCTCGGTCGCCCTTTGAACTTCAGCGCCGAGTTGGGCAGCCGCCGCGCTTCCTGCTGCTTGAGGATCCGCAACGCCCGTAATGGTGATAGGAGCATTCACAGTAACGCTGACAGGCTGCTGGTTCGTCACCCTCACATCCTGCGTTCCGTTCGGCTTGGACATTTGCGCGATCGACGTTGCGTCGATGCGCACGATGTCATCAGCCGTTTTTCCCGGCAGTGTGTCGGTCGTCCCACCGAAGCCAGCCGCGCGTGACCGTGTGGCATTATCCATGGCGGTTTGCGCCGCCACATTATTCGCCAGAACGGTTGATTGAGGGTCCGGCTCTGTCGACCCCCCGCTTAGACCCAGCAGGCGCGCTAGTTTTTCTTTAGAGTCCTGCTGGTACTTTAGCTTGTCGTCGAACGTATCGCCGGGTGTATCACCCAAGGTCTGAGCGGCTGTAGCCACAGCAGTCATCCACGAAAACCTTGAAAGCCAAGCCCCCACGCCTGCGACGGGCACAGCGCCCGGAGCGCCTCCGCCACCTCTTGAGGCTTTCGGTCCTGCTTTTCCACCGCCGCCACCCAAGCCCGGAAAATCTGTCGCCGATCCAATAGCCTTAAGAATAGAAACAGCCGCGCCAGCACCCGACAGCAACATGAGCGCCGAGGCAAGCTTCCTGACGGTTCCCGCCAGCATTGCGATGCCAGCTGCGTAGAGAAAGAACTTGAAGCCGTAGCCCGCCATTTCCGCCATGAATTTAGCGATCGGGTTTTTCTCGATCGCGTCGTTCAACTCGCGGATAGAAGCGCCCCATTCTTTGGCCTGCACGAAGATGCTGCCAAGACGGTCCGCCGCGTTTGGATCGACCGGGCCGAAGAGCAGATCCCCAAGGTCGTTGACCAGGTCACGTATCCCGCCGTCATATCCAAGCCCCTGCGTGAAACCCTTCATCGCCGTTGTGAACTGGTCGAGGATCGTCACGCGGTTTCCAAGCGTGTCGATGATTTCGCCGATCGCTAATGCGCCCTCACGGATTGAGGGCAACATCGCGTCACCCATTTCGGAGAACTTGTTCGAGATCTTGTTTCCGAGCAGATCGAGAACATTCCGCGTCGTGTTGGCGCGCTGGACGTACTCTTGAAAGGCCGAACCGGAATATTTCGTCCGATCAGCCACAGCGCCGAGCGCATCGTCGAGTAGCTTGATATTGCCGACTAGCGGCATAAAGGCGCTGGCCTCATCACCGAAAAATTCGGACAGCAAAGAGGTCTGTTGATGCTTCGGCGCTTTGGCGATCGCCGTCAGCACCTTGCGCAGGGTGCCTTTCGCATCCTTCTGCATGTCTTTCGCGATCGACGGCAGGTGCAGGCCGAGCGCCTTAGCGGCATCCTTCTGCGACTTCTTGGCAAACTCGCCCTTCGTCAAAGCGCGGATGACGTTTTTCAGCGCAGTTCCTGCCGTGCTGGCGTCGGAACCTGCCGCGATCATGGCACTGCCCATGGCCGCGACGTCTTCCTTTGCAAAACCGCTCATTTCCCCGATCGCGCCGACGCGCAGCATAAAATCGGTAATGTCCTTGGCTTTCGATGCCATGTTGTTTGAAAGGTGGTTGATGGCATCGGCCATGTCGCCGGTTTCGCCCACGGTCAAGCCGAGCTGCGTTTTAAGCTTTGCGAGACTTTCGCCCGCCTCGCCAGCACCCATGTCGAACGCGACACCAACACGCGCCGCCATTTCGGCGAAGCTTGTCAGATCCTCGGTCGCAATGCCGGACTCACCAGCAGCCGCGAACAGGGCCGCAATCTCGGTAGAGGCGAGGGGAATTTCGTTCGACATACGCCGGATCGAGCGGCGCATGTTTTCGAATTGTTCGTCCGTTGCTTCGACGACTTTTTTTACGTCGGCGAACGCGGTTTCGAATTCGATCGCGGATCCCGCTGTTGCCGATATCCCTTCACGCGCACCAAGATAGCCGGCACCCAGCGCAATGGCTTGGCCCATCAGCCCGCGCATCGGCGCAAAAGCCTTCATCTGCTGGTTTTGCAGCCGGTCGAGTGTCCGAAAAATCGGGGCGGATTTGGCAACGACATCTTCCAGTAGGGAGATGCGCAGCGTGCTTTGCGTCACAGACATTTACTGCCCCATGATCTTTTTCAGTTCGCAAACTTTGTGGAAGTATGCCAGCAGCTTTTCGGGCGACCAGCGCTCGACGGCATCGAGGGCTGTATGCCCGTAGTGAGCGACGTAAACAGCGATCAGTCGCCAGTCGTGGGCGTCTTGTCGTTTCCCAGCAGTCCAGCCGTGGCGCTAACGATCGCGGAGAAGTCACGCGTGCCAATCTTCTTGAAGGCCGGAAGCGGTACGTCGGAAATGGAAGCGAGGATTGCAGACATTTTGGCAAGCTGCCCGGTCATCTGATCGCCAAGGATCAGGTCGCCGACTGTAGGCTCACGGAATGTGAGTTCGGAAATGGTCGTTTCGTTATGGGTGACGGGCTTGGAAAGAGTGACAGTAACGGTATCAGACATGGAGACCTCAAAGGGGAAAAGCCCGCGCAGAGCGACGGTGCTGATGATGGATGGATTTTCAGAAACAGACAGGCCCGAGCGCGATCGCGCGGCAGCTCGTCAGAAAAGTTCGCGCAGAAAGGAGAGGCCGCTAAATGCAACGACCGAGCCGCGCCAACAAAAAAGGGGCGGGGCGTGATCGTATACCTTTCAGCAACCCCGCCTCTTGAAGGCGTTAGTTCAGCAGCAGCGCGTTGCGGATATCCGCATATTGTGAGACGCCGCCCACTTTGAAATCGAAGTCGTCGATTTCGTAGATTTCCGCGCCGTCGATTTCCAGCTTGTAGTAATTGACGTCGACGGCGTAGTCGTTTTCGGCAAGATCGCCGCCCTTCCACGTTCCCGCGTCGGGCTTATACATTTTGCCCCGGATGGAAACCACGGCGCTATGCGTGGTGCCATCCTCGTCTACCAAAGCGCCGGTAATCAGGAAGGGAGTATCGATCCCCGGCTTGAGGCCAAAGAGCTTCAGGATCTGCGGATCGAAACCCGGCATCTTGAAGCCCATTTCCAAGGCGTTGTAGCCGAGGTGGACGTTGCGCTCCTTGATCATGCCAGCGTTGCGCATGGTCTCGCGCTTTGCTTCCGGCACGGGCAAGGTGATATCGCCGATCTGGCCCAGCTTGCTTTCGCGATCCGCCCACAACATGCAGTCGCGCAGGATGAAGCGGGGAAGTGTTTTCTCTGCCATGTCTGGCTACTCCTTAGGCGGCAACCGCAAGCGGGCCGGTTTCGATCAGGCCGTTCACCTCGTCCATAAGCAGACGATAGCGAAGGATGTTTCGGTGAGTGGTAATGCGGATCTGCTCCATGATGCCGACAGGCTCAAATTCCACATCGAGGAAGGTATGCCCGTTTGCCATCAGGGTCGGATCGTTGAGAACCGGGAACCAGCAGCGACCGCCAAGAATGTCCTGGTTGTTGGTGAACACACGGATAGCCGCGTTCCCATCTTCCAGCATCAGCTTGTAATTCGCCTTGATCTGCTTCCGGTCCACATAGAGGAAATAGATATCCTCCAGCGCCTCGTTGATCATGTCAGCGGTTGCGCGGACGCTATCGAACTGCCACAGCGGATCATCCGTAGCGAGGCGGCTACCCCAAGTGCGGAAGCCGCCGCGCTCATTGATGACCGTCGCCACCTGCTTTTCGTTCAGATAGTTGCTGTCATCCGGATACATGATCGTCCGGGCAACGCCGTCGATCGTGCGAATGATCTTGTTTGAAACCGATCCGGAAACGCCCTCTTCAGACGCCACCACGCGAGCGCGGACGCCAGCGAATACAGGCGCGACCGGCTTTGTCACAGGAACACCACCGATGTTCTTGATCACCTTCGGATCGATGACGAGAATACGCCCGCCGTTGATCGTCTCACGGAAGCGTAGCGCTTCCGCGTTTGTGGTGTTCGGGCCGCTGATATAGGCGCGCGCACGAATTTTCGGGCAGATGACATTGAGAGCCGAAACGAAGGCATTCGCGACGTCGCCAACATTGGCCGTTGCCTGCGGCAGCACCTTTCCGGCATCCGCGCCGCCACCCGTGAAAGTGAGAACAGGAGGCTGCGAAAGTTTCTTGCCGGGAGTGACCACTTGCACTTCGACGACCTTGCCAGAATTTACGCCCGTACCCATGATAGCCAAAAGCGTCGGCAAGCTCTTTCCCGGATCGTTACCGCCGCCCGTCGCCGTCACCACCGGTGCTTCCGTCATCTTCGAACCTTCGGAGGTTAAGGATACGGAAACAACGCCGTCCTCCACCCATGCGCCTGTATCACCCGCCGTGATCACGACGCGCGGCTGATAACCCGTCAGACCCTTGGCACGAAGCGCCGAGTAGATGCCCGTGCGAGCGACAGGATCGCCGATCAGGTTAGATTGCAGAACCGTCGCGTCTGCGTCATGCGCCACGCGGTTGATGATGCACCAGGATCCGCCTTCATTGAAAACGGTGGTCACATCTTCGAGCAACGTCCCAGCAGCACCCAGCGCCGCCGCCTGCTGAAGCGACGTGATAAGCGTCGGGTAGTTCAGCGGGTAGGCGGCAGAATCTGCGTCGGGTGCAGTGCCGTTGATGAATGTAATGCCTTGGCGCTGGACACGAAGAAGCGACGGGGTTGCCGCGCTTTCAACAAGTGTCACGCCATGAGCATAGGCGAGGTCGGCCATGATGGTCTCCTTTGGAAATTACCAGCAATGTGAGGGGAGGGCGGCGACTATGCGCCTGGTCATTTTAAGTCCCGCAAGGAGTGGCTGCGAGGCTGAGTGTCAAAGGCCTGATATTAGGGCCAGAAGTCTGTGTTCGTCGCGAAATCGGTCGGGATTTGAGGCAGAGATTTCAACATGAAGTATGCTGCGTAGAGCGGTTGTCGCCATTCTGCCGCCGCGTCGAGGACGCGCCACCATTCCGTAGCGGTAACGAAAGTCGCCCCGGTCTCAGTCTTGATGCCGATCTGTCGATCAGGCTCACCCATGTTCATTGCGGCTTGAGCAAGAGGCGTAACTTCTTGCGTCCATCTGGTCATGTCTGCGGGCGTGGTTCCGAAATGATGGACGCCACGCTCGTCTTCGAAATCATAGTCGAAACCGAGCGAAAGACGGCGATCCAGTTCAAACGTCAGCATTTCCGCAGTAACTGGACGTGGCGTGATTTTGATAATGCTCATGCACCCACTCCATCCGTAAGGTCAGCGGGATCAACCGTCCAAGCCATGCGCTCAGATCGATCGGAGGGAATGTCGGCCGCATCCACGATCTTGTAAGGCTTCCCGGCTGGGATAGCGGACTTGGCGTCTTCGATCGTGTAGCCGCCCTCATAGTTTGGCGCGATCACGGAAACACCGCCATCATCGTTTTGATAAACAATCCTCTGTTCCAATCTCAGCCTCCTATGAATATGAGGTCTACTTCAGCCAAGTCCATCACACCTGCGGCGTTGGAAATTGATCCAACCGTGACGCGGCACGAAGAGGCTGTCTTTGCGGCAAGCGAGTGAAGTTCTACGAGAGCCCTACCGGCCCCAGGTGCAGCGGGCAGAGCCAAGCCTCCAACTGCATAATTGGCACTCGGAAGCGCGGTGGCGAAGTTAATAGTGTAATCGCCGGTTCCGTTGTCAGTAATCGAAGAGACGTTCTTGCTGGCCCGTATGGCAACGGTGCCTGTGCCGTTGAAGTTGACCCAGGCCGGCACTTTTGCATAGCTTTCCAGCGTGGTCGTCCTGCCTTGCAACGCTAGCACATTGTTCGCCAGAGATGCGAAGTCCACACTTCCCGGCACCTGATCGGCGGCATAAGCCTTGATCCAGTAAGTGAAGGTTTTGTTGATCGGGCGCGTTTCTGCTGCTGTTTTAGATGGCGTAGCACCATCTATCATTGGCCCTGCCGTGCCTCTCAGTCTGCCATTGTTGTTGTTTCCGCTGCCTCCAACGTTGGTATATGTACCGGGCGCGTTTCGGGTGCCGTAAATCTTCTGGTTGGTAGATTGGTTCGGTGTAGGTCCGGCGAGGTTGTTAGTTGCATCCTCCCACAACACCGGATGCTCATGGAATTCCATGGCGTCTTGCTGCGTGGATCCAAACACGCGCCCGCTATCCACCACCTGACCAGAGCGCCAGCCGCGCGGGAAATATCCGCCCATGTCTTCGATGATCGGATCGCCGTTACCATTCACTGTCGCGCCGTTTGCCAGCAGATAGGCGCGAAGTTCGGGATAGGCGGACGTACAAGGCGCGCCGTTCATCAACAGGAAGCCGGGCGGTGGATTGTTTCCGTTGCCCGGCATCATGATCGTGGTGCCGACCGGTAGACCGGCCTGCTTGATTTTGGTTTCCAAATTTGCGAGCGCATTCGCCATCGTTGTCGCGAAATTGGCGTCGTTTCCGAGTGCAGCCGCCAATTCCTTCAGCGTATCAAGCGTGGCAGGCGAGCTATCCACCAGCGCGGCAATGCGCTGCTGGATCATCGTCGTCACGTCATTCGCATCGGCCTTATCTTCCACGACCTGAAGCAGGCTCTCTACATCTGCCGCCTTGGCGTAGTACGCAGGTAGCTGCCCGCCGAGCCTGTGCGCATTCGGCGCATTACCCTGAAGCAGATCGTCAATCTGCTCCTTTGATTGCTGGATGGTCTGCTGAAGCGCAGAGAGCTGCGGGGCGATGCTCACCTGAATGTAATCGAGCGCAGCTTGGACGCCCTGCTGCTGAAGCATTTCGAAAGACGCCTCCAGTGCTTCGCGATCCCGAAGGCGAATCCCGATATCCTTCAGAACGTCATTCCAGATTTCGCGGGTGATCTTCGTCGGAGGCCACGACGGTAGCTGATAGTCGTTAGACCGGTCTGGCATAGTCGATAACCTCCGCGCCATTGGCCTCGATGATGGCGGTCAGCAAAGCACCGGCCATCTCGATTTCATCCAGAGGCTTGTAAGTGAACGGCCCGTGCTTGACGGACCGCGTAAGTTTCACGGCGTATTTCTTCTTTGCGGCATAGGTCGCCATGGATCACCTCACAGAGCGGCAATGAATACGTCCTGCACAAACGGCACGGACACAGCGTTGTTGGTGGTAGCCGCAGGGCGCAACCGGGCTTTTGTGGTTGCTGCGCCGAGCGCGTAAGTCGAAAGGAAGGTCCGGCGCTTCGGTTCGTTCGGATCGACAGTGACGGTTGTCGTTGTGGGCTGAATAACCGAGTTACCCACCCTGATCGCCGGGCTGAACGTATGAGCGTCAGGATCGAAGCGATCGACGGTGAATTGCGTTATGATGGCCGAGGTCGAAATTCCGAAGTCGAATTCCTTGCTCACGCCCTTCATATCGGTGCGATTGCGGGAGACGCGAGAAATCGCCTTGGCATCAAGCTGGATCATCGGTTGCAGATCAACCGTACCCATCATCACCATGCGCAGCTCGACAGATGCCGGAAGACCAACCAGCGGGTTTGCTGCCGGGTCGCCGTCATCCAGTTCCGTCCAGACCGTATGTCCTGCCGGGCGGATTTCGAAGACCAGAGCGCAACCAGGTGGAACCCACCCTGCGAACAACATGTCAATTTCCGTCATGCCGTTCTGCAGGGTCAGCGCATGCATCGGAATGACCGTGCGCGGGCTGCGGAACCGGGCCGCGTTGACGCGAAAGCAGAAGTCGATTTCGGTTGACCCTTGAGCAAAAGCGCCGTCCGTGCAGACGAACTGAGAGCCGCCTGTGAACTTGTTGGCACCCGAAATATGGACCGAATGCGCGCCGGTCGTGACCGTCACGAAAGCATAACGTCGCCCGCTTTCCAGCAGAGTGATAGGCAATGCGATCTTGTTCCAGCCGACCACCATATCCGAATGCTTCAGCGTCCCACGCGCCAGCACGGAATCGAACTTCGGCGTTCCGGCAGGTGTGGTTTCGGTAATCAGCACATGCACGTCGCCGTCATTGCCGACGCGAGCGAAGGACAGGTCCAGGCTGGTCATCTGCATCGGCTGCGCGACGAGGAATGTTTGCGCATAGATCGAGCCGTTAAGGCCGACTTCTTCGCTGACATAATCCCAATAGCTTTCGGTATAAGACTCATATCGGATGGTGCGGACGCCATAACGACGATGCCCACCCTTACCGCCATATTCCGCGACCACCTCGAAAGTCTCGCCGCCGATCTCGAACGTCATCCCGACGCGTGCGCCGGAAACAACGCCCGACCAGTAGGCGTTATTCTCACAAACATTTTGCGTCGGCCCATAGATGATGCGGGTGCGTGATGCTTCCAACAGCACCGCCGTAATCTGTGTGTGGACGAGCTGCGAGATGTTGAGCGTGCTGTCGAGCGAGACATTCGCGATGCGAGTCACTTCATCGAAGGCGGGAACCATGCGCCGATTGCGAAACATGATGTTTGGATCGTCTTCCGCCTGCACCTCGAGACGCGCTTCGATCGTCGCCGCAAACGGGAAGCGGACGCCTTCGTTGATCTGCGCCAGCCAGTCGGCGTGTTGGTTATCCCATTGGTCGTAGGTCAAGCCCGGATCGAACCTGTATGCCCTCGCATCGTCTGGCAAATTGAGTTGCAAGCGGGCAGCGCCCACGTCGCGTTGCATCTGCCGGATGATTTCCGGACGAGGGATTTCGCCGAGCCTGCCGACAATATTGGTGATCTGCGTTTCGATCGTCGAGGTCCGCAAGAACAGGCTGTCCAGATCGACTTCGAGAGCCGTCACGCGGGTCTCAACCTCGAATAGGGTTTTCACGCGGTCGCTGTTGCCGGGCTCGATCGCGTCGATACCGGTAGACTTCAGCAGAACGTAGGCAATACATGCGTCCGTTTCGGCGACAACCGGCTTTGCCGGAACCGGGTTTGCTTCACCAGGTTGCGCTATCAGATTGACGACGCGGCTGATCGTCTTCGGCGTGGTGCGTTGAACGATGACGCTGGTTTCTGGATCGGTTGAGGTTTCGAAAGGACGATTTTCCGTTTCGACGATTTCCTCGCCGCGCAGCAGGATGGCAACCCATCGCTGATCCGAAGCAGCAGCCGGAATATTAAGCTGCAAGTTCATGTCTTTTGGCTGCGCGTGATCATAAACCACCTCGCCATTCACATAACGACCAGACGAAACAGTGATGGTCTGCGCGGATTTACGGCTGACAGTGAATGCGGCCCAATGCGCGGGATATCCGATAGCATCACCCCATACACGATCGGTCGCGGCTTGCGCCTGAAGCCCGATCGCTTCGAAGTCATCGTGTTCGGCTATTTCTGCCTCGGAAAAGGAAGTGCGCTTCATGGTGTCCTCAATCCAAACGTTGACGGTCCTGGTAGCCGCCAAATGCGCTACTGCCGTCAATTGTGATGTCGTCGTTAAAGGTGATGCCGCGCCGCCAGGCGAAAGAAACCGAGTAGAGCGTCTCCGGCGTTTTGGCCGTGGTCATGGCGCGCATTGCGCGGCGAATAGGTTCGAGATCAACAGACGTGACGGCAGATCGCCCGAAGGCGCTGCGCCCGATCTGTAAGCGGTTCTTTGGCGCGGTCAGCTTGAGCTTGACGAGGTAGTGCGCCACGAACGCCTTGTGCGCGATCGGCGTCAGTCCGATCACGGCCCGACCGAAGGTGAAGCGCGCCGGATGCGCGATCCGGTCAATAATTTCTGCATCCACAAACGCCAGATATCGCTTCAAGCCGACCAGTGTTCCTTTCAGCGCCGCCAAAGGCGAAGCCGGATAGACTGTCGAGACGCCCGCACATTGTGCGATCATTTCGCGCTTCCGGTCATCCGGCCAATCGTCGAACCACAAATCAACCGAATGATGCGCGGCAAGCCAAGGAAGGAACCGCGCAGGCGTTCGATACGGATCCATGATTTCGGCATAAGGGATAGGCAAATCATCCGACATGCCCGCTGCCAAAGCGTGTTCAAACTCGGCGGAAGATGACGGCAGAAGAACGGAGACATCATTCACGGTCGCACCTCTACATCGATCGTGAGCGCAGTCATGACCGGCACTCTGTAAGGGTCAGGCTCGATCACGACAGGAGCGCGATCGCGCACCTTGATGATGCCAACGCCGAAAGCCGAACCGGAAAGCAGCCCCGCCGGTATCTCGCCGCCGATCAGCGTTCGATCTTTCGCCGCGGCTGTCACTCGCTTGATGGCTTCCGCTTTCAGCACGTCAGGTGACGGCCCGACCGCAGGGACTTCCAAAACCAGCGAAACCACATATTCGACACGCGACGCGGACATGACCGAGATTGCCACCGCTTCAGGCGCACGGTTCGGGTGCGTAACTGCCGCCCGTACGGTTGCCAGTTCCACAGAAGTAGGAAGCCGCCCTTCAGGCCCGATCAGGACCACGTCGGTGTCGCCGAGGCGACCATGGATTGCGCGGCCATTCACTCGCGCATCCCAAAGCCCGAGCGCCTTGTCAGGAGATTGAGGCCAAGCAGTCCAGGCATCGTAGAGATATCGCCCAGCAGACGCCGACGCAGGAACGTCGAACGACAGGAGATAGCGACGAAGCAAGGCTTCATCACCTTCCATAATCGCAGCGGCGCTTGAGGTGGCAGGCACGATCACAAGACGCACGATGTTGCGACCGGCTGCAATGGCCTCAAGGTTGCCACCCTTAGCATAAGCGGAAAGCAGTGCGCGGAACGCGTCGTTCACGCGCTGGCGATCCATGAGGCGCAAGTAAGACCAAGCTTCCCCGACAATTCCCGCAGGATCTGTTTCTAGTTTCTGCACATCATAGGCGGGGAGCGCCGGATTGATCGCGCGCTGCTGATCCCAAAACGCCAGAAAGCGGACTTTGAAGGCGTCATAGAGCGCTTCGAAATCTAACGCCTCAATAGCTTCAGGCGCAGGAAGCCGCGAAATGTCGATGCTCGTTGGCGCGTAAACAGCAAGTGTCATGGTGATCTTTCGATGACGACGCGCAGGCTCTGATCTTCCGCAATGGAATAATCGCCGCGATGACCGAGGGGAAAATAGATGCCGTAGATTTCCAGCGACAAAGCGCCGGACACATCGGCCCGCGTGACTCTGCCGAACCGCATTCGAAAGCGCGGCTCCCATATTTGAATGGCTACAGCCGCCGCAGAATAAAGCTTCAGGATATTGCGCGGCGTCATCTTGGCGTCGATCAGGTCCGGCAGCTCCGAGCCGAAGTCGCGCCGCATAACGCGTGCGCCGATCGGCGTTTTCAGGATCTTGCGGATCGACTGTTGGGTATGCTCCCAATCAGACAGGGGCGCGCCGGTTACGGCATTGACGCCTGTTGAACTTGGCATCGGCTTTTCCCTCTCTAGTCTACGGCAAAGACGGTTTCGGAGCCTTCGACGATCGGCCACTTGCCAGATGACGAGCCGCTTTGAACGTGGACCAGGTCGCCAATCCGAGCGACCTTCTTTCCGCCTTCCCCGCCGAGCTGCACGTTTGAAGACTGGACAATGACGGTATCGGCAGTGACTTTTGCCCGATCGCCCGTGGCCTCGATCACAGTGCTGCCGATCTTGATATGCAAAGGCGTGTCGCTGTTTTCGCGGGCGTTCTCGTCACTGTAGGTCGAGAAATCGATTTGAGCGTCCGCGAGATCGCCGTTTTCCGAAACGACGTCTACCTGTTCGCCGAGGCTGTAAAGAACATCGACCTTCACGCCACCGGCAGAAAGCGTCCGCGCTTTTATCCATGGCGTGAGAAACGGTTTTTCGCCCTGCTGGGACAGCTCGACACGGTACTTGCTTTTGTCGTCGCTGATTTCGGCAATCTTGCCCTTTCGGCGACGGTTGCGGTTTCTGCGTTCCAGTTCGGCGATCCGAAAATTGATTTCCGCAATGTGGTCAGCAAGCCATTTCGCCACGCTCATGGTTCAAACCCCGAAGGTGTCAGCAGCATTGCATCGGCTTCATCGTAGACGATACCGAAACGCCGCATGGCGGCAGTAAGATCATCATTGCTGCCGGCGAGCTGCGCTTTCATAAGCGCGATCTTTTTTTCCATATCGGGCATGCGCCGGAAAAAATCGGCATCACACTTGGCGAAGAAGCGCGCCAACGGGTGAACGTCTAGCAGTGGTTCACCGCGCACAGGCTCTGCAACCGCGCTAACCGTCAGCTTTAGTTGGTGAGCTGCAAGCCGAACACCATTCGTGTCGCCAGTTATTCTCGATCGCTGCGATTTATCAAACCCCGTAACCAGACCAGCGAACAAGACGGCCCATTCATTTTCAGGATCCGCAAGCGCGTCTGCGATCTGACGCATCGTGAGGTCAAGGTGAAACTCAAAGCTGGCGTCGGTTGCCGGAACACCCTCATAGATCACGCTCTCATCCGTAGTGGGATCTGTGACCGTGTGCGTTGTGGCAATTCCCGCCTCGAAATTTAAATCCACCTGTCCGCTTTTGACGAGGGAGCGAAGCTCAAGCCCGGTTAAGGTCTTACTGTCGTCGGCATAGACAGAAATAAACGGCTTATCGGATTTGTCCGATCGCAACGAACCGTCTTGCGACTGATCAAGCGCGCCGATTTCGCTGTCCAACACGTTATCACCGACAAGCGTGCGGCCTTTGAGGGCTTCCACCGCGCAGATCCGCAAAGCGATACGAACAAGCGACATGCTATTTCTCCCTTAGTCGGATCGCGATCATGCTTGTGTCGCGGCTGCTGACGTTGGCGACTTCCCAAACAGGTTCGCCGCTGCGATCAATCGCGCGAACGGAGTCACCGGATTGGAGCGGGGGGCCGTCATACGCGGCGCGATCGAGAAACAGTTCGGCTTCGCCAGTAGCAAGCCGAGTTTGAAACTGGCCGGAACGACCGCCGCCCAATGTCGAGACTTCATCACCACCGACGCAAAGCGCTTCGCAATGAACGATGATCTGCGGACGATCCGGGTCCGTCTTGCCGCCCTTCATGAACGACAAGCGGACACGCTCGCCAAAAGCGCCGCCGATCTTGCGATCAACGGCAGCCTCCAGTTTGCGCCAGTCAACCATTTACTGGCTCAGAACCACGTCGCCGCGCTTCGTGGGATTGATTGCCACAGCGGCGGCATAACCAATCTTCGTGTTGCCGCTTGCGACGGTCGTCACTTCCGTGCCGCTCCAATAGACGACGTCGCCGATGCCCCACGCTTGCGCCTCGGTCTTTGGCAGATCCCAAACGCCCTCGCGGTCGATCGTGATCAGTTCGCCAGCTTTCGCAGAGATCTGCGACACGCCGAACAGCTTGCCGATGAGAACGCCGTCGCCGGACTTGACGTCTGCCGGCGCTGGAACATCCAGCGTCTTGCCCGGCTGCTTGAAATTCTTCGCCATGATCTTTTCCCTTATGCGCGAAGTGAAAGAGAGGTGGACCGAAGCCCACCCGTTGGTTTCGCCAGTAAGTTACTGGAGCGCCGGGCCGGGATTGCGGAAGCCGAAACGGAAGTCCGTCGCGCCGCAACCGAAGTCGTGTTCCACCGACATGCTGAAGCCCTGACGCCCGAATGGTTCATCCATGCGAACGCGCGGCGCTTCGTAGCCTTCGAGATAGCCCCAGCGATAGTTGGAACCGGCAGACGGGTCGGCGTGCAGGCTCCAGGAGTTGTCAGTGATCTGCGACGTCTCAACCAGCTCGAACTTGCCGGAAAAGAGGTTGACCGTGGACACGGTTGCAGGCGTGATGGACGCAAGCAGCTTTTCCGCATCGGTCAACTGGTTGGGACCGACCACCATGATGCGGGCTGGATTGGCAAGGAGCGGCAACTTTCCGTCGCTAGACTTCTGAAGGCCCATCGACTTGCGGCCCGCAGCCACAGAATCGATCGTGATATTTGCCGCCGCAGCGATGTTCGCATGATCTGCGTGGAAGACTTCCTTGCCGTCCGAAAGCTTGGCGTTGTACGCGTCGGCGTAGAACGTCACTTCCTCGAACAAGGCCACCGTTGCACCGTAGCTCGACAGCAGCTCCGCGATCGCGCCGAGATCATCATTGATCAGCATCTGTCGGCTGATGTTCAGCGCGATGGCATAGCTGAAAGCGCGCGTTGCCTCTTTGCCTTCGCCGAAGGTGCCGTATTTGATTTCGCCGGCTTCCAGAACTTTTTTCAGCATCGGGAAGTCACCGACCCTAACAGTCGTATCGGGGCGGAAATCGCGATAGTTCTTTTTGCGGGCAAACCGCTTGAAGGTCGGTTGCGCCAGGGCATAGCGCTGTTCGAGAGTGCGATTAACGGCACCTTCGAAGATCACCGGGAAATCCGAGGTGGTATGCGAGGCGCGCGTGAAAATATCGTCGATGTCACGGGCGTTGAGCATACGACGGCCCGAATGTCCGACGCTGTCCGCAGCCAGATCGACCAAACCCCGGCCCATGTGCTGGCGCGCCGCAGCAGACGGCCCACCTTCTGGCACAGGCGCGCCAAAGCCATAAGACAGCGCCTCGATCTGCGCCGAGCGTTGCGTGTCGCGTTCATCCTGACCAACCTGCACCCGCACGCGGCTGTCGGTCGGCGTTTGCCGCTCATTGGTCATCATGTGTTCAAGGAGCTGCGAACGGAAGGATTCAAGTGATGTTCCCGAAAGCGCATGCTGGCGACCGAAGTCAACACAGCCTGCCCTTGCCGACATCTCTTCGATGCTGCGAACACGTGTACGCTCTTCGTCAACTGCCGCGCGTGCAGCGGTGGTAGCGTCTTGCGAGGCAGGTGGATTGGATGGGTTTGCGCGCTCTTCGGCTTCCAACCGGGCGACCTCTGCACGCGTCTGCTCGACTTCCCGCAGGATGGCTTCGTGATCGCTTTCGATCGCGCGTGCTGCGTCTTCAGAAAGTCCTTCCACCAGCTCGCCGCGCTTGGCAGTCGCACGGGTCGTAAGGTCGTCGAGTTTCTTGCGGGCGGCAACCAGGGCAATGTTGGCTTCGAACATGTAGTTGCCGGCGTGATGAACCAGGCTGTCGGGACCAACCAGCGATGCTGCATGCGACGGGTCGGCAGAGATGATGGCGAAAGCCAGACCGAAGCAAACAAGCGCGACGGCAGCAGCGATAAAGTAAGCACCCTTTTTCATGGTGTGCAGTTCCTTTTGATTTACCGGGTAGACAAGCGCCGTCGCCCTGCGTCCCGGTGGCAAGCAGGTGGCGAACTTTAGAATGTTGGGTAGTGGCCTAGACGCAGCTCAGAGCGGCTTCAGCCATGCGCATGCGAGCAGAGCGGATGGACGCGTTAGATGCGCCCATGATGGAAAGCGGGAAGGTTGCCTCACTTGCGCGGACTTGCGCACCGGGATCGGCAGGCACGGTCACGAAAGAGATTTCGTTAGGCGTCCAGCGCTCGACGAAAATCTTTTCGACCTCGCCTTTCTTCTGTGGCTCTTCCACCCTGATCTTGTCGATCGAGTAGCCGACAGAAACGTTCTTGACGATCTTATCCGCGACCAGGCCGAACATGCGATCAGCGCTGGCGTCTATCCCGACTTTCGGAAAGCGAATTGTCGCCCAGCCTTCGGCACCTTCGATCCACGCGCGCTCGACAACAGCAACCTGCGAGAACGTGGAATATTTCGAGTGGCTGTCGAGGACAGGCGCGCCGAGGTTCATTCGAGAAAGATCAAGCGCCCGCTCAGAAACCACAAGGATTTCGTCGAAGGGCTTTGCGGTGTCCCATCCGGTGTAACGAAGCCTGCGAACGGAAGCGCCAGTCGTGAAAACCAGCGTCACCGTGCGGGCTTCCGCGTCAATTTTGCTTTTCGAAAGACCCTGCCCACGGATCTGCATGGGCAGGTTCGCAGGTGCGTTGCGAAGTTCAATCTTCGTCATCGTCGGTTTCCTTGTCGTCGTCGGGTTTGTTGTCGTCTTGCTGCTGGACTTGCCCGGCCTGCGACATGCGACGTGGATCACTGTCGAGGATCAATTTTCGCTTATCGATCTTCTTGGTGTCGCTGGCGATTTCGTTCAGCACGTCATCCGGGTTCTCACCCGTTTCCGCGATCGCGCTTGAGAGCGACCGGAAGCCGGCGCGGACTTCCTTGATGCGTGCCGTCGCATCCTTCAGCGGATCTGCTGAATAGAAGCGCGGAGGCGACCACTCAACTTCCACTGTCGGTGTGTCGAGCAAGCCCGCGAAGTAAGCGGCCTCACAGAACCAGTCCCATACCGGCTGGCAGAGCTGGGGAATGATCACCTGCCATTGCAGTGCCGAAATAAGACGCCGGAAACCCTCAAGCCCGATCTTGCTGGATGAGTAATTCACCTTGTCTAGCCGGCCCGTCATGATGGCGTATGGCACGCGCCAGCCCGCCGCGATCGTGTGCAGCATCGACACCTTGTAAGGGTCGTAACTGTCGGTCACTGCCGGTTGGGAGAATGTAAGTCCACGCCCACCCACGGCGTTGTAAAAGGAACCAGGCGAGAACTTTTCGACCCGCTGCCCATGCACGTCGTAGATGCCAGCCGGAAGAGCTTTCCCGCTGGCATCCATGGCGACAGGTGCGCCAAGCGTGTCGCCGTCCTCACCTCCCGTCATGACGCCGACGATGCAAGCCTCAAGACGTTTTCTCGTTTGTTCCGCTTCTTCGTACTTGGCGAGGCCATACATATCGTCCATTGCAGGAACGCCCCATGGAGCGCCCCGGACCTGCGTTCGCTGCTTTTCGAAGACATGCGCGATGTCAGACGCAGGGACCGGTTTCGACATGACCGTGCTTTGTGGATCGTAGAAGCTATTTCCCGGATGCGATCCAAACATCCAATAGGCGCGCTTGCGCCCGAGGGCGTCGAATTCGATCCCCTGAATGACTTTACCGCCACCTGAAAGAATACCCTCTTTCGTGCTGTCGATGAGATCATCTTCCAGCACCTGCAATTGCAATGGAACTGGTAAACCGTCTTCGAGTCGGCGACGGCGACGGCGAACAAGACCGTTCCCGCTTTCGAACATTTCGCGAGCGACCAGCGTTTGCATGCCGTAAAAGTCAAGATCACCGTCCGCGTCGCAGACTTTGGCCCATGCTTTGAAAAGCTTAATGGCCTTCTTGTTTTTCGAGCGCGGAATGATTCCGTCGCCGATCGCATGGCTGACAAGCTCCGAAATTGCTTTGGCTGCATGTGGGTTGTTGCGGACCAGGTCACGCATCCGGTTACGCAGCTCCCGACCAGCGCGGAGCAATTCCGCGTCAGCCGACGTTGATGGTGCGCGCCTGCCAGTCTTCAACCGGCTAGTTTCCGCACCCGCATAGCCGCGCGACATGACGTCGATCGCGGCCCGGTTTTTTATCCGACGAAGCCCAGCTTCAGGAGAAAAGTAACCGATTGCCCGGTCCAAGACGTTCCCGATACCCATCAATCGAGCGCCGCCAGGATTATGCGGGAGCCACCTGATCGCTTCGATTGGAGCGACGCCAGAGCTTCGCGCATTTCTTTCAGCGAGTGGTACTCCACCTCGCGGCGAGTGCCGCCAGAATGAAAGATCACTTTCTTCGCACCCATGGCAACAGCCTCTTCGAGCGCGGTAATTTGATCATCGATAAGAGTCATGATTACAACCAGTCCGATGTTGCGATTTGAGGGCCGGAAGGTGGCGGCACCATTTCCGGTGGCGTGGAAAGCTCGCCTTCGCGGTGCGCCCAATTGGCAACCACCATTTGGCGGGCGGCGAAGGCGTAGACTGTGCAGTCAAGCGCTTCGTGACGGCGACCAGGCACGGGCACGAACTCCCGCACCGTCTGACCACGCTTGTAAGTGACTTCCATTTTCTCGCCTGCGATCTGTTCGAACCAGACAGCCGCGAGGTCTTTGGAGAACCGCATAGCCTTGGGCCGAACAAGCCGCCCCATGATGTTGCTTTTGATGCCATCAACACCAACGATAAAGAGACGCCCGCCCTTTACGCTGGTCTTGGAACGTTCGATCCAAGGCCGATTTCCCGCAGCGCCCTTGATGGCGTAAACCTTGCGACTGAAGCGAGGAAACGCGAAGCGATAGACGGTTTCCATCGTTTCACCGTCCGAGCTGTCAACGCATGTGGCATCGACCTTGATGCGACCGCCAAGCGGATGATCCCACTGCGTTGCAAGCAGGATATCGAGTTCACTCCATGTCGCTGTGTCGTCGTACCGGCCCCAAATGACTTCGTGGCCGAGAATGTACGGAACGCCCTCTTTGTCCCAGCCAACGAATGTCACCTCAAGGCGGTCATCCTGCACGTCAACGCCTGCGGTTATGATCAGCACTTCGACAGGGATGGACTCGAAACCAAAGTCTTCGGCGCGTTCCGATATAGCGATATCGTCCAACTCGTCGGCTTCATCCTTCCAGCCCTGCGCAAGGATCGTGTTGACGAAGGTTTGAAGGGTCGTCGGATCGTTTTTGACCGAAACAAATTCCTTCGCCAATCGGCCCCAGGACGCATTCGGTAGAAGCGAAATCAGGGCATTCATGCGAAAGCCTGCATGATCCTTGATTTCTGGTCTAAGCGCTCGCCACCTGCCGTTTGTGACCATTCCCGGCTTATGCCGCTCATCGATCACGGAGCCGCACTCGACACACACGTAATATGCTTTCTCCGGCTCGCCTTCAGGCCATTGGATGTCTGCCCACTGGATTTCGTGGAAGTGACCGCATTCGGGGCAAGGCACCTCATAAATCCGTTTGTCCGACAGTTCGTAAGAACGCAGGACTTGGCTTGTGGCCTCGTAAACAGGCGTCGATCCCATGACAATCTTGCGATCTGAGAACGAAAGCGTTCTACGCTCTGCAAGGATTGGTGCTGAGCCTTCCTTCGTCGGCGTCATACCGTCCACTTCATCCATAAACAGGATGCGAACGTTATGGCGGCGCAGGTTGCGCGGAGACTTGGCGGCAATGACCTTTAGAAAACCACCCGGAAAGCGGCGCGAAAGAAGCGTGTTTCGCCCGCCTTTCTTGTCGTCACTCGACAATATTCCCTGCAAAGCAGGCGAAGCATCAAACACCGGCTCCACATCGGAGACCATGTAATCTCGACAGTCCGACTCGGTCGGGAGCAGCGAAAGGATGGGGGCCGGGTCGTTGCTGCAAAAGCTTGCCATCGCGCTTGTCAGCAAGGTGGTGAAGCCGACGCGCACGGGCTTGACCAGCGTCACACGCTCGATAGCAGAGTCACCGATGGCATCGGCGATTTCGTGTTGCGGAGGCCAGAGCCTTACCTTGCCAGTCAGCGAGGAAACGCCTTCGGGCAAGTGAATATGCTCTTCAATCCATTTCGACAGCTTCAGTTTCGGAGGCGGTTGCAGGCTCTCCCACAACGCCTTCCGCAGCAGCGTCAAGGCTTCTGTCATCGTCCTGTTCACCCAGATCGGAAAGCGCCGACCGAAGTTCGCGGTCGATCACATCAACATCGAAAGTCGTAAGGTGCGGAAGCATTTGGCGACACCGAGAGGGAACGGACATGATGCCGTTGCGGATACGCCGTCCAATTGAAGTCCATTCATGCCGCACGTCCGTTATTGAAATCATCTCTCGCCGCATAACCGCGTTCTTCATGGCGGTTTGGTCGGCCTGTTCACGCGCCAGGCGCGCGCGCTCGGTGGTCAAGGCGTCCGCGCCGTCGCCGCTACGCCCCGCAGCCATCGTCCGAAGATGCTCACAATAGAGCTGGATCGAACGCCGCATGTCGAAGCGATTCCGATCTGTCTTCACCACGATTCCACGCTCAACGAAGTCGGAGACGGCACGCTTTGAAACACCAAGCAGATCGGCAAGCTCAGAAGCCGAAACCTCTCCATCGTCTACAGTCGGCAGCACCTCATTAGCAGGTTCAACCTCGTCCAAAGGCTGGCTTTGCCCAGCATCAACGTGCCTTTTATGAGATTTGGCTGCAAAGCTGGGGCTAACGCTGAACTTTTCCGCCGCTTCGCGAACTGTATGGCCCTCATCAATGAAGGCGATGACCTCTCTTCGAAGGTCGTCAGGATAGCTCTTTGCCATCTGATTCCGATTCCACTGAAAAGGCGGGGGAATCCCCCTATAATTTTTTGCTCAGCGAGAAATCCCGCAGTCGCGCTCACCCGCTGCTTGCCTGTTTCTGAGGGAGGACCCGACCGAGGGGGAGGGTCATCAAGGGTCGATAGGGCAGGGCAATCGTTTAGGGAACCAGCTTATCGAGGACCGCTGAGATGCGTTGATCAAGCAAGGGAGCAGCAACCCGATGGAACGCGGCGACTGTTGCGCCGCTTGTCATTTCCACAGGGATGTAGACACCAGAGCGAGCGAAGGTGATCTTCGATCCTGACCGGTTCAGTCTGACATAGGCGTGTCCGTTAAATCGCGGCACATCCTTACGGTCAGGGAACTTGCCGCCCCGCAGGAACGCCCCAGCGAATAGCGTGGGCTTTCCGAATGGTCTTGCGATCACACCTTTGCGGGTTTCTCTCGGCTTCAGATATTTAAGGCGGATGTTACCGCCCCTTGTCGTCATGTCGTAGACGTACCGACCAGGACTTGCCCGCCGTGGATCGCCGGTCGCGCGAACGATGACGACACGCTGCAATCCTGTCTGTTTCACCAGTTCCCGAATGACAACCGTCTTGGAGCGATCGCCCACCTGGTTGACGATGCGAGGCAGAACTTTCGGAAACTTTGTCTTCAGCGTCTGAATGCGCTTGCCGTACTTCGACAGGTTTCTGTCGGCCCACTTCATGGTCAACACACCAGACATCGCCACCCTCCAGAACCAACCTATTGAAACGCAAAAAGGCGACCGGGTTAGGGTCGCCTTGGAAATCTCATAGCTGTAGCACTGGCCCTGAATCGGTGTCTCATTCGAGAGAGACTGTCAGGGCTGGGTCCGGGCGCGAGCGCAACCGCCACTAAGAACCGGATCGACCATGCGCATCTTGTACTCACACTTTCTCAAGCGTGACAAGAGGCATGTTGAAGACCTCGGGCTTCCCAAAAATGGGAATGCTCACGACCGCGTCGCCTTTACCCGCACCTGCAAAGGCTTCAATGCGAACTTCGTATCCAACGAACGGCCCGCTGGTAATGCGGACCTTGTCGCCCTTGTTGAACGTTCCTGCGTTATGGTCCCAATCATATTCGCCTCTCCGCGCCATGTCCTTGAATTTGTTGATGGCATCCTCAGAGAACGGTACTGCCTTTTCAGCGTGCATCACGATCTTCTTTACGTGTTCGAAGCTCAAGATTCCTCGCATGGCCTCGCCAATGCGTCGGCAGAACACGAACACCAGCCCGTTAAAAACCGGCATCAGCGACGGGGGAATGCGCTTCCTGTTACGCTTCCGTTCCGGCCCCATTCGCATCGGTACGCATGCCTCGATACCAGCTTCCAGCAAGTCTTTTTCCACAACGTTCTCGCGACCGAAGGCAACCTGCACGATGATCCAGCTAGAATCCCTGTGCGCATCCGCTGCGACCTTGCTTGCCGATTCGCGTTCGCGCGCCACCTGTGCCGCTTCTGTCGCGATCCTGTCCAGCTTCATAAGCCCCTTCAATGAGACGTGACGGGAGATATCATTGAACCTATGCTGCATCATCTGTCCGCCCCTCGGTTAACTGTTGCTCGAATTGCGCCCACGCTTCCACAACCGCCACATCCAAGTCGGTGACTTCGGCTGGTACTGGTGGGAAGAACAGCCAGTCAACGCCTTGTGGCACTGCCGGGAACGGCAAGCCTTGCTTATCGAAGAACCGCCGCCATGCTGCGGTCAGCTCGCTGTCGCGTCTGGTGGTGTCGAAGTCTTCTGAAACCCTGAAAACTTGAGGCGGCACTGTTGCGCCTTTACGGTCGCCTGCACGCTCGTCCATCGTGCTGACCTTCGGCCAACCATACTTGCGGCGGCGATCCGCAAGGATACGTTCGGCGTCTTCGCCACCCTTCTCGACAATCTGTCGGAGCATGCCGGGGAGCTGCGGCAAGGTCTGTGAAATCGGCTTCAGCAGTTCGGCGCATCGTCCGGCATGCCAGGCGCGTGTGTAAGGCCCATGCACCACAGGTGCGGCCACGTCGGACTTAGGATCGTCCAGCTTTTCCCAATCCCGGCCAGTTAGGTACGGCCCAGCCCAAGGCACCTTGACGCCCTTCGTGGCATTGGCCCGTTCGATGTAGGTGGGCGATTTGGCGATGCATTCGGCGCGCTGTTCCGGTGTCAGTAGAAACCACGCCTTTTCGGCAGCATAGGCGCTGTCCACTTTCCGCGTCGGCCAATCCCCGTACCAACGCTTGAAGGCCCGCGCTACCGCTTTCGGGTCTTCATCATTCTTCAAATCAGCTTCGCGCGCATCACCCTCTTGCTGATTATCAGTATTTTCTAAGTATGAGTTATTACTATGTGCCGATTTTCCCGGCGACGGCTTTACCGGCGACGGCATTTCAGGCTGCGGTAAAGATGCAACACTTTCGCCGTCGCTGTTATCGGATGCCGCGCGCGGTTCATCGAAAATAACCAGCGCCGTTGCGCTGAAACGGCCCTCGTCGCGCGTCTGTTCGCGCTCCGCATAACCGCAGTCAACAAGCTCTGTCAGCATTTTGCGGGCCTTGTCGCGCCCGCAATTGCCCTTCTTGATGATATCGCCGATGACGATGGTCCAATTGTCTGGCTTCGACAGAAGGTAGCCGAGCAGCCACCGCGCATCCATCGAAAGCCGCGTGTCCTCAAAAACGTGGTTTGGAACGGTCGTGTAGCGCGAATTGCGCACGCCGCGCCGGATAGTGGCTTCTGCGCTCATTGCAGGCCACCTTTCCGCGCCAGCGAGCGCATGAAGCTCCGCATGGCATTCACGGTCATGGCGATCTGAGCGGGCGGCTGTCCGTCATTGTCACGCGTCGAAAGCAGGAGCGAAAGCTCCAGTTCAAGAAGCTCGACACCTTGCATAAAGCCCGCCGCACGCAACACGCGGCGGATATCCACCTGACTGCGGTAAAAGACGAAACTCGGCACATGAAGCAACCATTGCGCCCGCTTCGCGTCCGTTTCGCAGTCTTCCAATGTCTCGATAATTGGCAGCATCCCCGTCATGCTCGCCCCCTTTCTTTCCATACTTCGAAGTCGGAGCGCAGATCGATAAACGCCGCCTGCGCCCGCTCTTCCTTGTTCAGTTGTGTCTTGCTGGTGATGCCGATCAGCCGTTTCATGACCTTGTCGGCTTGGTCCTGGTCGTGGATCGCGCCGCAGTCACGCGCGCGTCGTTCTAAGAACCGGTGAAAAAGCGGCTGTCCGCAGAGAATCGCCGCATTCGCCGCGAAATCACCATCCCTCATTTGCCGCTGCTGCTGTGGTGGCGGTTGTTGCGGCTGTGACGCCCTGCCGCCCTTCACGGCTATGATGGCGCGTTGGCGCAACTCCAGCAGCAGAACGATGTTTGCCAGCGCTCCGCTGATCAGTTCGATTTCGTCGGGCAGGGCTTCGTCATGGATCGTGCAGAGGACAACGCTTTCGCCCGTTGCACGGAGCGAAAGGATATGTGTCTGCTTACCGTCAACATCGAATGACCAGCGGTCGCCCCTGGCACGCTGAACGATGTCCTTCAGGCGAGCTACCTTTTGCTTCTCGCGCTCACGTGCGGCCTGCGCTGGCGTACTCATGTCGCCGATGCTCGGAGAAAAGGAATCGTTGAAGATGTGGTGGTAGTGTCGCGTGATTTCGCAATTTCTAGACGCAGGCAGCACAAATGAGATTTGAAGACTATGACTTGCTTAGCAAGCCTTTTCGCCCACCATTCGCGCAACAGGATCTTACTGCTGGAAACATCGAGCTGGCTCGTGCGGGATACGACCGCGTTGCTAAGAGTCTCGATGCGCTTGTGACCCAATACATCCCAGCCGGTAATGACTATAGGTCGATGTTGATCGGCCTGAATGAGAGCGTCGGGGCACATATGAGCGGGTCGATCCAACCCGGCAGGGTAGAGCAGCCACTGCTGCCTCTCCTGGATGAGGAATATCTTCTTCGTTGGATTCCCGAATTGATGCATTGGGTCGACAGCATCGAAGTGAGACGACGCGCTGAACGGGTTACCTTCGCGGTTTCCAGCTTTGTCTACGAGACAAGCGTTCTCTGGGGAATTTATGAGGGACTTCGCAACTCCTACTCGAAATCCTTTATGGTGGATCTGTCTGTCGCACTGGAGCGCTACGGCTTTTGGCGGGCAGTCGCCGCTCGAGACAAGGAAGGTCTTGACGTTTTGGGGACACGGCAAACTCTGAAAGAATTCATTAGCGACGAGCAAAGTCGAATCAATCACTCGCTCACCAAGATAGGTATGAGCGCAGCAGATATTCAAAATCAGATGCGGGCCACTCAAGAAGAAGCGGACAACCTTATTGTTGCCGCCAAGGCCTCCCTTGCCGAAGTTACTTCGACCGTAGAAAAGATTAAGATCGACGTTGCAGAAAGCAACGAGAGGCTTGAGACTGTCACCAAGGGGATCGTATCCGCGGAAGCGCAGGTGGTTGCATTTGCGTCCGCCGTACGTGAAGAACTGAAGGTTGATACGACCAAGAAACTCTGGAAACAGCGTGCGCGCTGGAGCTGTGTGTCGTTTTGGATATCTGCCGCAGTAATAGCTGCGGCCATTCTTGCACCGCCTGCATGGGCTATCTACCACATCGAAACCGTTTTGGCCTTTCTTAAGCGCGTCGGAGACGCCGCAACCCAGGGCCTTCCTCCAGACGCGACTAATACTCAACTCACCGCCGCAACCATTAGCCGATTGGTCGTAATCACGGCTCCGTTGGGCCTTTATTTTTGGGCAGTTAAACTTCTCGTCCGCTTCAATACGCGGTCGATGATGCTCATGGATGACGCACGACAGAGACACACCACGCTGGACACCTATTTTCATTTGATCGAGCGCAGCGGGGCAACGACTGAAGAACGCGGATTGATGCTCAATGCTCTTTTCCGCCCACTTCCAGGTCAGGGCCAAGATAGCGTCGAGCCACCTAACTTCATGGAGTTGGTAAAAAGGGAATAACTTCATTCCGCACCGCCTTCCGGCGTTCCGGCCTGATTACCCCAAAAATCCCACATCCCGTTTAGGCGAATATCGCCTTCCGAAAGGCTGTCCTTGCGCTGGAATAATTCGAGCTTGCGCAGTTCGGGCCACTGCCGTTCTATCTGTTCAGCGAACCAAACCGGCTTGCGGCTGTGTTCCGATTTCTTTTCCGCGTAGAGACTAGGTGGCTGCATCCCCATCAACGGGGCTATCGAGATAGGGCCACGCTTGCCGATCAGAACCTTTTCGTGACGGTCGCGAACGTGGCGACCCATCCCGATGTCGATCTTGTCCCAAACGATTTCGGTAACATACTGGAAGCCCCAAGCCTCCATGACCTCAAGGGCATGCTTGGTGCGATTCGCCGTAGACCAAAGCCACAACTCCGCCGACTGCGTTGCGGGGCTTCTGTCGCCAGCGCACAGCGCCTTGATGTCATCGAGTGACATGGGTGGGTAGGGCAAGCCCTTGTCCTGCCCGGTTTCATCGCTCCAGGCTTCTTGCTCCCAAGGCGGGTCTGCATAGATGATAGGATAGGCCGCGCGCGGCATTTCGGTGGTTGAGCGCTTGCCCTGTTCCGCAATAAGCCCGACCATTCTAAGCCGGGAAGCGCGGCGATCCGCCATTTGAACCGTGCGGATTTGCTTGCTCTCAGCAGCAATTGCCCTGTCGCTCGCGATCAGCTCCCGCGCAAAGCGCTCTTGCGCCTCATGCGTCTCTAGTCGCTTCATCTGGTCAAGCGTCACTCCCTTGTCGTGTCGAGTGCCGCGCAACACTTGTAACGCCTTGACGGAAATCTTCTCGCCGCGTTCTACATCGCGCCGGATCGTCCGCTCATCCTGTCCCGTTGCTTCTGCGGTGGCCGCTGTGAATCTCTTTGGCGCGTCGGAGTTCAAGTGGTCAATTTGTCCACTTGATCGGCGGTCGCCGCCATGGGCAGTTCCCGGGTGCTTGACGAGATAGATTTCCTTTCGCCGCGCCAGAAATAACGCCCGGTCGGACGGCGTCAGATCGGCGCGGATCAGGTTTTCGTCGATCTCGCAAAGCTGCCGGTCCAGTTCGTCGCCATCATTATGGAAGCAGAGAACATGAATGCCGAGACGGCGGCAGGCCTCCAGGCGATGCCCGCCAGCCCCCAGCCGAACCACTGCATCCGTTTCCTTGCCGTAAACGATGATAGGAGCCTGTTGCCCGAAGCTCTTGAAAGAATCCATCAACGCAAGAACGGTCTTCTCATCAAGTTCTCGCAGCCGGTCGCCCGCATCGATCATCTGCGGATCGCGCATGACGGCGACCTTGCGGGCGGGAACTGCAACCGCGTCTGCCTCCGGGAGCTTGCCTAACGCACGTGCGCGGTCGATCAGCTCGATTGCGTTGTCGCCGGGCCGGAACAGGTTGCCGTCCTTACGGTCGCGCGTGAGGTAGCGGTTCACTACGGCCTTGCAAGCCGCAATAACTTCATTGGGCTTCTCGCAGCGGTACTCACCATCGCGAACAGCCGCCGCAACGATGGAAAGACCGACTTCGCCGGGGAGAGGAAGACCGTTGACACTCATTGCTCATCCTCCAGCATGCCCAGCGCCGCCATGTAGGTTTCCAGCACCGTTTGTTCGTTGGTTCTTTGGGCAGGGTCTTGCTTGCGAAGCTTGATGATCTTCCGAATGGCCTTCGTGTCGAAGCCGCGAGCCTTGGCGTTCGCCATCTCCGCTTTTTCGTCATCGCCGATGGCGCATTTCTCTTCCGCCAGGCGCTCCATGCGCTCGATGATGGCGCGAAGCTCATTCGCGGCAGACGTTCCCGCGCCGACCGATGCGCCAACGCGCTCGCGTGGGCCTTCGTCTGAGGGTTTGCCGCCGATTGCGTAAGGGTCGTAATCGCCAGCCATCAATGCACCTTCGCCACTTGGAGAAGGTAATCACGGCCCTTGCCGGTGATGATCACGCTGCGTCTGTCCCGCGAAAGGCGAGCATAGCCAGCGCGCATGCACTGCACAGCAGACGGCGCTTCGCCTTCGGCAAGAGCGCGCCAGTCATTCGCATCGGACAGACGACGCAAAAATCCCCGGTCACGGTCGGAAATCGGAGTTTCAAAAAGAGAAGGGGCAACGCTCATTCGTCACCGCCCTTCGAAAGCGCCTTCGCAAGGCGACGGTGAATCTTCTGCACCAGGTTGTCGGCAGAGCGCCGAACGTCTTCCGCCTTCGGCAGCATTTCAAGCATTTCCCGATCCGAGAAATGACCGTCGCTTGCCGCTTCCGAATAGACCGCGAAGAACTCCGCATGTTCGGCCATCAGCTTTGCCGAGCCGGAATAGAGGCAATCACGTCCGCGGGCTTCACCAGCGGGATCAAGAACGCTCGCACCGGTCAAGACAGCCATGGTCCGTGAAACGACCGGCCTACCCAAATCGGCTTCGAGAACGATGATTTCCCATTGAGACATCAGGTCAGGGTCGTTCCAGGCATTAAAGCGGCCAACCTGTGCGGATGAGCGGCCCAGCAGCAGTGCGGCGCGGTCTATCCCGCCGACTGCCTCAATAAGATCACGTTGCGCCCCTTTGATTGAACGGAACCAGGGCTGCTGGTGGTATTGCTCTTTCTTCATTGCCAAGCTCCAGACAAACGGAAGCGCAATGGGAAATTTGTCGAAAAATTCCCATCGAACGCGGAAGCGAAATTTGTGAATGTGGGCGGGAGTCAGACGCCTACGGAGGCCCGCATGCAAAACGAGAATGTCCCGCGCCGGAACGTGACAGCACAACCGCTCCGGCGCGGGTCGCAGCAGGCCGGGAGGCTAGGCCGCGCGAAGGGAAAAACGGTTCTGTCATTAGCGGCCTTCAACTTCGGCAGGGCCAAAAATATCCGGGCGCTGAATGTGCCGAGAGACGCCGAACGCCTTTTCTAATTTCAAAACATACTCGGGCGGAACAGCCTTCCATTGCGCCACTGCTTGAGGCGTAACACCAACCACACGGGCAATAGCGCTTGCACCGCTGGCTGCGCTTTTTGTGGCCGTTAGCCCATGATGATTTAGGTTCGTCTCCATGGTCGCGATTAAAAGCGCAGCTTTAAAATCAATGCAAGCTATACTTAAATGGACGGACGATGAAAGTTCGCCTTTCATCCCGCCCATGGATCAGGACGATTTAGCCATTAAAATGGGCCAAGCGATTAGGACTGCACGAAAACGGCGCGGTTTAGTGATGCGTCAACTTGCGGAGGCCGCGAAGGTATCCACAGGTGCAGTTGGGAATTGGGAGCGTGGCGCAAACACCATCGCGACCGAACATATCAGCCCCATTGCGGAGCTTTTGCGAATCGATCCATCGGCTCTTATGCATGGAAATGTGAAGTACCTTGAAGACAATGAGTCGTTAGGGGATGCCGAAATAGTATCCGATCCCGGCCCAGTTCCGGCTGGTCCGATGGATATTGAAGTCTTGGGGGTTGCGGTCGGCGGGGACGATGGAGACTTCACTCTTAACGGCGAAGTCTCTGGATACGTGCGCCGCCCACCAGGCATTGCTAACCTACGGAAGGTCTTTGCGCTGCATGTTTTGAGCGACAGCATGGTTCCTCGGTATGATCCGGGCGAATTGATATACTGCGGCGGAAGGGACGCCGTGCCCGGCGATCATGTGGTCATCGAGACATTCCCCGAAGAGGGGCAGACAGTCGGCAAGGCGTACGTCAAGAAACTGAAGTCCCGTGGCAAAAACCGAATCGTGTGTGAGCAATACAATCCGCCTCTAGATCTGGAGTTTGATCCTTACGCGATCAAGAATATGTGGCGCATCATCCCGCTGCGCGAGCTGCTAGGCTACTGACCCGCCAAGCGTCGGCGCGGAGTCGGTCTTTCTCAAACAAGAACGCTGCTTGTATCACGATGTTTTTGCCGGGAAGTCCATCGTCTACGCACGAGGAGCAAACAAGCCGCGATCCGATCTCTGATAAATGGGTTCCTGAATGGATGCCCTTTATCCGATACAATTCTTGGGCCTTTCTCCAGCGGTTACGTCCGCAGTCGGCGCATTCAATCGACAAAGACAACACCTGTCCTAGCGTCGGAGCTGAACTCGATACCATCTAACTTTCTCCGCTTTGTTCTCTTTTGGTTCTCATAATTGATTCTTTTTTTGACCTTGTCGAATCGTTTCTCCAATTTTTCGTTTTAAAGTATAGCTTGCATTAACTTTAAAGCCGTGCTTACTATCGCGCCGTTCCTTCCCGCAAAGCCCTCGCGGCACGGGATGAAAAGGCCGGGCGGCAATAACCCCTCATGATGCAGTCGCCCGGCTCCCTCTCAAACAGAATGGAGAAACCGGCATGCTGCACGTTGAAACCGCAAACGATAACGAACTCACCCAGGCCATGGCCGACGCCATTCTTCGCGTGGGCGAGGGCTGCACCACAGACAATCTGCGTGAATGGTTCACTGACGCCGAAATCACGCGTTGCGGAGAAGCCGCCAAGGCTCGCGCCCACACGATCAGCGTGGAAGTCAAGCGCGCCGTCGCATGACGCATCCGCTCTGGTTTCCGCCTCCCGCCGAGGCGGTTTCCCGAACGGATGAAGGAGAACCCGCCGTGTTCCGCATTTCCCCTATGATTGAAACACCACCCACCGCGCACGACATTCGAATGATGCAGACGATTGCTGGCATATGCTTCGCCGCGCTGCTGTCTGTCTGCCTCGTTATGGGTGCCTTCTGATGGTGGCTCTCGCGCGATCAAAGACCGGGGCCAAGCTCCCAGCGCCCGGCGCAATCAAGAAGCTCATCCGGCAAGGCTATGGCCGCAACCAGATCGCCGCGCGCTATGATGTGACGCCCGGACGCGTTCGTGAGCGCTTGAAGGAGCTGGGTCTTAAAGCGCCAGCCGATGGAACTCCGAAGCCCGATTTCAAAATTTCGATCATGTTCCTCGGAACGCGGGAAGGGCTGATCAGCCTGCCGCGCGTCTCCATGATCGCAAGCATGGAGAAATATGCATGAAGAGCGCCGCACCAGCCATCCCGAAGCAATTGGTGAAGATCGAGGGCACGCTAGTTGATCCTGCCAATATTCCCACGCACGTCATCGTAGCCGAGTACATCCGGCGTGGCGGCGGTTTACATGTCGCGCCTATCCCGACGCAAGAAGTCGAGGATGCCTATCGGTTGATTGCGGCAGGTAGAAATGCCGACGCTATGGAGTTGCTTCACCGCACCTTCCCAAGGCTTGCCCCCCCATCCCACGAAACCAAGATTGCGAACCTGCTGTCCCATGGCTGAGCTTTACTTTCGCATCCACCGCACCCAATTTTTGTCCGCGCTTGGCACTGTCCGTGATGCCATCCCGAAGAAAGACGAAATCCCAATCCTGCAAAACGTCCTGCTTCACCCAGAAGGCGAGCGCATGATGCTGCGAGGCACAGATTTGAGTGTCGAGGTTCAGACGCTGTGCGATTTGCTGGAGGCCGGGAACGGCCAGCCGTTGACCATCAATTTCGAGGAAGTCCACAGCATTGTGAAAAACCTTCCCGAAAGCGCGGAGATCACGATTGAGGCCGGGAAGGGTCCGGGGCAGGTGGCGATCCGCAGTGGCCGTTCGCGCTACAACCTGCATTTCTTGCCCGCCTCGGACTTCCCATCAATAGGCCATGAGCGTCCACCCTTTGCCTTCTCGATTGTCGCGGCTGTGCTGAATGTCGCCTTCCGCAAGGTCGCTTTCGCCTTTAACGTTAACATGAAGGATCGCCCGTTTTTGATGGGCGCTCATATCCACAATCTGCCCGATGGAAAGATTGCGGTCGTTGGCTGCAACGGCTTGAAGGTCGCCGTCTCGCGCCTTGCGACGGTGGAGGTTGCGACTTTCCAGGCGGCGACGATACCCACGGAAACGGTCAACATCTTCAAGCGTCTGATGGGCGACAGCAAAGCGCCATGCACCTTGTATCTCAGCGAAAACAAGGTCGTCATTGAGAACGAAGACTGCATCATCACCTCGCGCCTGGTCGATGGCGTCTTTCTGGATTACAGCCGGGTCATTCCCGACCGCCAAGGGACATTCATCAGGGCCGATTGCGCGACCGTCATTCAGGCGCTCAACCGTGTCACCGCGATTTCCGGCGATATCAAAACGTCAGCGACCAAGTTCTTTTTCTCCACCGGCCAACTCAGTGTGGAGCTGGTGACGCAGAACGGTCAGGCCGCAACCGAAACGCTCGACATCGAATATCAGGGTGAAGAGTTTCAGCGCGGCTTCAATGCGTCCTTCGTCAAGGACACGCTTGAAAGCATATCGACCACCTCTTTCCTGCTTTACGGCAGAGACCGGGAAGCCCCCGGCCATTTCACGCCAGATAACGACGCTGACGAAGATTATGTCGTCATGCCTATGAGGGTGTAACCATGACCGCACAGCCCCAGCCCGACACCATTCGCCGCATCGTCGGCCCGACCATCCTTCTCGGTTCCGGCACCTACTTCGATTTCGAAAACCCGGAAGCTGCCGAGCTGATGATTGAAGACGTGGCCTATAGCCTCGCGTTCCAATCTCGCTTTACCGGCCAATGCGTCAGCCGCAGAACCGGCAAGCGCGCATATTACTCCATCGCACAACATTGCGTCCTGATGGCCCATTACGCCGATCCGCCGCACAAGCTGGCAGCGCTGCTGCATGAAGTGGGCGAAGCCACCTGCGGCGACCTCAATTCGCCTCTCAAGGCCATCTGCCCCGATTACAAGCTCGTCGAGAAGCGCTGCGAGGCTGCGGGCCTGAAACGCTTCGGCATCACCATGACCGATCCGGCTTACATCAAGCATCTGGATACGCGCATGCTGATCACCGAACGCCGCGACCTGATGCCGTGGAATGGCGAAGAATGGATTGAGAGCGCCCAGCCGTTCGAAAGCGAAATATTCCCATGGGAAAACCCCCACATGGCCGCGACCATGTTTCTCGATACCTACCACGCCTTGAGGGAGTGCGCGCAATGAGCAAGCACCTTCCGAAACCGGTGCGCAAATCGGCAACGCAGCGCCGTGGCGCTGCGACCTATAACAAAGGCTACGAGGCAGGCTATGCCCAGGCTCTGACCGTTACGGACCGCAGCAAGCCACCACAGCGATATTACGCCTGCGAGCTTTGCGCCTGCACGGCAGGAGATGAGGACGGTTGCCTGCATCCCGCCGAAGAGATTTTCGAAATGCGCATGGGCTTGCGGCTTTGCCGCCATCACGCCATGGAGGTTGGCGGCGGTGATCTGTCCCGGCCTCTCTCTCGCCGTGTCTCACGTTGCAATCCTCATCCTGACGACGACGCAATCGATCAGTTCGCCCTTGGCATGAAGATGAAGATGGCGGTGGCGCGGGCAAAGGGGCGCGACGGCTGGCACAGCAAGCAGCAATGCACCGCCGAAGACCTGTCCCGCATGCTGCATGAGCATGTCCGTAAGGGTGATCCGGTAGATGTTGCGAATTTCTGTATGATGCTCAGCATGCGCGGCGAGCGGATTGTTGAGGCTGCACCTGAACCAAAAACGAGGCTTACGTGACCCGCCGCCAAAGCATCTTCGATAAGATCATGAGCCGCGTCCAGATCGACCCGAAAACGGGTTGCTGGATTTGGACCGGCCCGACGTCCGGCACTGTGGGCCGGGGAGCCGGCTATCCTCGAATGTCTCTTGGCGGTCAAACCGTCGCCGTACACATCGCCATGTGGACAAACGAACACGGCTATATTCCTGGTAAGAAGGAATTGGACCACAAATGCCGGAACCGGCTCTGCGTGAACCCGAACCCGGATCATCTAGAGATGGTCACGCGCAAGCGGAATGCGATCCGCCGGGAGGAAGCAAAGCGGATGCGCTGTGAAGAGGTTATGGGATGAGAGCGCAACGGGTTGAGGTGCTGCCGGTGTCGCTTCCGCCTCGGGGGCTGAACAGGGAACAGGCTGCGGCCTATATAGGCGTTTCAACGAGTCTGTTTGATGAAATGACGGGTGATGGCAGAATGCCGAGGCCGAAACGTGCAAATGCCCGCTGCATTTGGGACAGGTTCGCACTGGACAAAGCCTTCAGCAGCTTGCCTGGCGGCGAAGGCGAAACCGATAGTGATGATGAAGACTGGAGTACAGACGTTTAATGCCCCGCAAAAGCCCTTACAAATACGTCGTTGAAGACAAGACCGACGGTGTGTTGCGATTTTACTTTCGTCGCAAGGGGCAAAACAAGATCAGGCTTCCGGGCCATCCCGGCACTGACGAGTTCAAGGCGGCATATTACGCGGCGCTGGATGGAGCGCCAAAGATCGAAACCCGTGGACCGAAACTCTCTTCCAAGGGAACATTCCGTTGGCTTTGCGAGCAATACTTCCAGAGCGCCGAATACAAGAAACTGGACTCCCGCACCCAGCGAGTGCGCAAAGGCATCATTGAGCATATGTGGGCCGAACCGATCCGACCCGGCTCTGATCGCATTTTCGAAGATATGCCGATTGGCAAGATGAACCCCAAGGCAGTACGCACCCTGCGCGACCGGAAAGCGGACCTGCCGGAAGCAGCAAACGGGCGCGTCAAAGCGTTACGGGCTGTCTTCAATTTTGCCACCGCCAAAGACATTGAACTTGCCCTGGTAAACCCGGCGCGAGACGTGTCCTATTTCTCCAGCGCCACAGATGGTTTTCATTCTTGGACCGAAGCAGAGGTTTTGAGATACGAAACAGTTCACCCGATTGGAACGAAAGCCCGATTGGCGCTGGCACTGATGCTCTACACCGGACAGCGCCGAAGCGATATTGTCCTCTTCGGGCGTCAGCACGTTTCAAACGGTTGGCTGGTCTTCACCCAGCAGAAGAACCGCAGACGCAAGCCGGTGCGCTTAGAGCTTCCAATCCATCCCGAGCTTGCAAAGATCATAGCCGCCAGCCCGTGCGGGGATCTGGCCTTTCTCGTCACCGAGTTCAACAAGCCATTTACTGCCAACGGTTTCGGCTCCTGGTTCCGCAAGAGATGTAACGAAGCAGGCTTGCCACATTGTAGCGCCCACGGCCTACGCAAGGCTTCCGCCACGCGCCTTGCAAACAGCGGCGCGACCGAACACGAAATCATGTCGATCACCGGCCACACCACTTCCAAGGAGGTGACGCGCTACACCAAAGCAGCGAACCAAAAGCGGCTTGCAGGCAAGGCGATACATTATCTCGGAAAAGTCTCGCAAGAGGGCGAAGAGTGA